ATATTCTATATCTTCAACTGCCTCATAACTTAAACCAGGTAATGATTCAATCCTTGTGCCACTATCTCCACCACGAACAGGTAAGAAGAAATCTTCTGTTATGTTTTGCATATTATATTTGAGATTATATTCACCAGTTGATTGGTCGATTATAGGAGTCTTCTTCATCCTATTTAAAATCTTCTGCATATAGTTATCTACTTCAGCAGGTGGTATGTTTCCAATATCAATTTGAAATACTCTTTTTTCAGGTGCTCTCATGATTCTATGAATCATCATAGCATCTTCCATAAGAGATAATTGTTTCCAAACTTTTCTACCTTGTTCAATCATTGACTTACCATAAGGTAAGAAGTTTGAATCTGAAAGTAATCTGAAGTGTGCTACCTCAAAATTTTCTAATTCAGCTTGATGTGGTTTTTGATTACTATATGCCGAATGTTGGTCACCACCTTGCTCTAAAATAAATTTTACATAATGGGGATTCTCCGCATCCAATCCCTCAACTCTTGCTACATCATAAGGTGACAATGGTGCTACATTTGTAATACCATATTTTTCATTGATTTCTAATTGTAAAAAGAAATCACCATACTTACACATATTACGAACCCAAGGCCATAGATTAAATTCTATATTAAGAACATCATAAAATAAATTGTGTAATATAGATTTTATATTATCATTGTCAGTTGTTATTTCTAAGACATCACCGTATTCACTTTTCATAGTAGATTCATCTGCGTAAATGTCAAGTGCTGATGAGACTATACCATCACTATCCATCGATTCATAATCCTTAAATAATCCAAGTCGGAGTGATTTTTTGTGTACAGCGTCACTACTTACATTAGCACCATAACCAGAATACAACTTTGTAAATCTATCTATCAGATTACTTTTGGATATATGTTGTATCTTATCTGTATCTGCTATCTTTAGTTTCTTACCACCGACATTTCTAACAATTACGTTAGTAGAAAATAATCGTTGTAGTCTTCCAAATAATGATTTGTCAGCCATTTTTTACCTCATTTACAAGAGCCAATTAAGTGACTCTTTTTCTTTATTACCACCAGTCTGCCAACTCCACGAATCGTTTTTATTTTCATCGGGTGTGTACATACCTTGATGGGCGTTTACGTTAGACAGAGTTCTTCTTGACAATTCGATTCCCTCTGCTCTTAATCTTAATGCAGTTTCTCTAATCCATAATCCCATAGCGAATGACATTACTAAGTCATCATTGTAACCTTTCATTGCTTCTGCTTTTTGTCCGTTGTATATAAATACAAACAACTCATCAATTAACCTATTTGATTGAACATGAACTGCTTTTTCTCTAAAAAATTCTTCTAATTTTGCGATTACTAATGGTCTTGTCTTCATTGACATTGTGAAGCCAGGCACCATCTGTCTCTCGTCTCTGTAAATTTTGTTCGTAACTTGTCTTTGTGTATCGACATACTTTAAATCTTTTGATGTGTAGAATAAGTTTTGATAATCCCTATCAATAATTTGTTGGATTGCTGCCCAACCAATGTTGTTATTCTCCACAACAAGTAATGCTTCATTGTACTCTTGAGCTATGTTTACCAACATATTACCATAGTCTCTTGTTGAAACTCTTCCCTTATACTCAGCAACTTGTTTAACACTCTCTAACTCTATCACATGAAAAGCAGAATAGTCTGTAGAGTCACCCCTACTTACGTCAGCACACACTATATAATCTTTAGTGTAATCCGCTGGTTCCCATATCCAAATATTACTATCTATACCACGTTTTTCGATAGGTTCTACACACGTGGTATTTTTCATTTCTTCTAAAATTACACCATCGATAACATTTTGTCCTGATGTGATGAAGTCACAATCACATTCTTGTGCCGCTAACGTAGGACCAAGTAGTCTATCTTGTTCATCTCTCCACTCCTGCTCTCTATCAGGATGTGTTGTCCAATGTAACTTGATAAAATTAAAATCGTTTAATCCGTCTTCGGCATCAGCCCAAGTTCTGTGAAACCAATTACCAACACCATTTGGTGTTGAGAGTGCAATACATTGACCACCAGTTGATAACGTCTGAGATGCTGCTGCCCATATCGTATCAATCTTTTCAATAAACGCTGCCTCATCAAGTATCAATAAAGATAGTGCTTCAGAACGACCACTATCCTCACCACTTGATACAGCTTTTATTTGGGAACCATTCTTGTATCTTAGACTCAACTTGTTATCTTCAACACAAGGTTGTTTTAACCAACTTGGTAAGTTAGCGTGCATTACACGAACTTTTGTTACCAAGTTTTTTGCGACTTCTTGCTTTGTAGCAATCACCAAAATATTTTTATCCTGATGAAAAGTCATCATCCATAAAGAATATCCAGCCGTAAGTGTTGATATACCAAGTTGTCTTGCTTTCAAAATTATATTGAGTTTGTGTTGATTAAACTCCTCAATAGTTTTCTCTTGAAATTCATATAGACTAAAAGGTATCTTACCCTTTATCGGATGTTGTATCATCGAATATTTCTTTAAGAAATATACTGGATCAGCAGCACACCGAACATATTCTTTTTTAATGATGTCTTTAAAGTCTTTAGTCATTAAGTTATCTTTGGATTACGTTTCAATACATAAACTGTTTTTGCGTTACAAGCAACTTCAGTAAGTGAGAAGTCGTATTGTACTCCAACAGTCAAATGTGCTAAGTTTACTCTTCCACCACCTGATAAATCAGCATGTCCTGTGGCAGAACTCTCCCCAACAATCAACGCACCTGCACCATAATCAGAACCAGTAAAACTACCTGTTCCATTATTGACTATCTTTAATGCACTATATTTGCCAGGATGTCCAAACTTTTGAAATTGGTCGTAATCAGTTGGATGTACATTCATTGAACCTGATGTATGTCCTGTATATTTTGCCATATTATTTCTCCTATCGACTACCGGCTTTCTTTATTCCGGCAGATTTCAATAAATCGTTAAATGTGTATGTTTGTTTTAAACCACCAAGCTCTAAAGCATCTAATGTTTGAATTTGTTCAAACTTCCTTATCACCATTTCAAATATCTCTATAGCTTCCAAATACCTTTCACTATCTTCACCTAAGTCTTCTATGTCATATAAATAAATCTGTGCTAAATCTTTCATATCCTTTAGCAGCATATGTATTTCATTACACGTTTTACCTGGTACAAGATAATAATTTTTGTTCTGAAACTTGGTGTTTTTCTTCATATATATAAATAGTTATTCTATTTCTTTTAATGTTTTTCTTATGAATTCTTCAGCTTTATTAGCCATTTCATCCATGTGTTCTTTATTTTGTGTCCATTTTTCTTTTTCCATCTCTAAATCTTGAACACCAACTTGTTCTTGATATTCGATATTCGCACCTTTCCATTCTTCCAATGAGACAAGTAAATCTTCCAAATATGCTTTTTGATTTGCTTTTACTTTACTCTTTTCCCATTCCTCATATTCACCTTTGATACGAAGTTTGTTTTCGAAATCAATCTGACAATCAAAACATTGATTAAACAACAACCACATCTTATTATCGAGACGTTTTTTCATAACTTTATCACAATTAGGGCAAAACATCGGCATCCTAGCCTCTTTCATTATCTCCGATAATCTATCTATCCTATCGCCTTGCTTTTCCCACGCTTTTCCATCTTTATCTCCATCATATCC